CATCGGCGTGTCGACTTGACAGGGGGCGCCCCAAAATTTTGAGGGAAGAGAGGAGCAGTTTTAAAACATGCTCAGGTTTATTAGTAGCCCCCTACTAAATTTCTATACGGTCAACACTGGATGATAAATAAGTTACGCCGTCAGGGTATGAGACTGAATCAAAATCAATATCATGAATTAGATTCTGTGCCTCTTCTTCATTACGTGCATTGACTGTAATTGAATATTGAACTTCAACTTCAAGTTCGAATTCTTTTGACAATTCGAATCCGCAAATGTCTGCAATTTCTTGTGCAGTAGACTCATCGATTGTTCCGTTTTCCATTGCTTCCAAGGTCCACTCTTGCATTTCGTTTTGCATACGTGAACGCTCTGCAGCCTCGCCATATGAACGTTGGGTTACCTTTTGGATGTGCTCTTCAAGTTGATGAATGCGTTCTTTGTTTTGCACAAGAGTGGTTTCTAAAAACTCTCGTGTCATGTAGTGATTGTCGATTACTGGTTGGTCCATGGGGGCCTCTTTCTGTTTGTTGGTTTACATTAATTGTACTAGGTACCACTGACAATTGTCAAGGGCCCTTGCGGGGAGCAGTTTTGATACATACTCAGGTAGTTACACTTCTTGCAGTTGGTGTGAACTGGCTCTATAGTATTTCTATGATCGCCCTAATCAGCCTGGCGAATCTCCACTCTATTTATTTAGCCACGCATTTCTGTGGTCGTGGTTGAGTAGTTTAGCGACATACTCAGGTCGTTTATTATCTAATTATAGATAACGGGCAACGGCTTGATAAGTTGATGTGGAAACTGTTTCCTCATCTGTCATCTTTAGTATGCGAATAGCGTTAGAGATTTCCTCTTTCTGCTCACGATAGTTATAGATAGACATTGACTCAAAATCCTTTACAGGCTCTTTAGGCAAGTCTGCTTCTGATACTGTCAGGTCGAAGTCAATGTTGAGTTGATTGTTCCAAGAACGGAAGTTAGTACGGAAGTTTTCTGCCTTCTTGATGTTGGCAATAGCATAAGCAGTAACTTCCTTCTTATACTTTTCCATAGCCTTTTGGTGCTTTGCTTCGTTGGCTTCTTGTGATGTGTAGTCAAGTTCTAACTTAGCAAGTGCTTGCTCTAGTGCCTTGATTACCTTTGGTGTTGCGATTTTAACTGAGATTGCTTTCTGTCGTGCCATTGGGTCTGTTCCTTTTCTGTTAGTTGGGGGGTGGTTGAGCAGTTTTTATTCATACTCAGGAATTAGTAATTAGATTACTTAGCCGTCCAAGTTGTGTAACGGGCTGAGCCATTTACATCTAACTTAACACGAACATTTCCGTTAGCCTGTGGTTCGATTGCTACGATTGTTCCTGTTACCTTTGACTTCTGTGTTGTGTAGAGGTCTCCGACTTTGTATGTTGCTGTTGCTACTGACATTGTATTTCCTTTTCTGTTAGAGGGTTGTTTTCGTTATACCTAAGTATAACATTTTGCCTGTAAAAATGTCAAATCGAAATCTGACATTTCTCACATTTTGAGATTACTTAGATGTCTTGACCATAGCCAGACGGCGTGAGCCATTTGCTAGGACGAGTGAAACTCTAGTAACCTTATTAGACATTGGCTCGAAACCTGCGATACGACCTGTAACGCCTGTCTTGCTTGTTGTGAACAAGTCACCAATTTGGTATGTGTATCCGTGTAGTGTCATTTGGGTCTTGCCTTTCGTTGTGGGGGTTAATTGCTTATAGTATAATTTTAGCAGAAAAATGTCATAAATACAAATCTTAGTGACATTTTTTAGTGTGTCCTTAATCACATTTTTTATGCGTGTCGTGACTTGACAAATGACTGGTCAGGGGGCGCCCTGCATTTTTGGCAGGGGATTTATTTAAATACCAGAACTACCACTAATAGACAATAAAACTATTAACATCATTAGTAAATAGAACCAAGGACTCATTTACTTTTTACTCGCACTAAATATGATATCACTCTTAGAGTATACACACAATGAGCAAGAAACGCAAGCCGAGCCCTGCTTAGAAATAAGTGGAATCTGTTTATTATTTTCAGGACACTTAGCACCAGGTCTATTTGTTAATTCTTTCATGTCAGCCTGGCCAATAGCAAAATTCTTAGCAAGGTATGCAAGACGAATGCCATGATCGGTTTTAAGTCCAATACCAATAGACTTATTCTCACTGTCTGTTGAATAGTATAGTGATAGATTATCAATATTTTTAAGCATTACGGCTGCAGACTTAACACGTGTATATACCCAAAATTGAATATCAGGATTGTTAAGGATGACATGCTTCCATGCGAATGTATAAGTATCATTAAAGAAATCTCCGTCCCAGTGAATGCGGAAGAGTAGGGGTGCGTCTTTCTTTACACAGTCTGCACGAAAATCGTTAATCATATCAGTTAACAATTCTTCTATAGTATCATGGTCTGCGTCTTTGACTAGGTCCCAATTATGTAGTAGGTTAGCCTTTACTCCTTTGAAGAGTTTTTCAAGTTTTCCTGCATAGCAAACGCTTTCACAAACACTAGTGGCACCAGGGCACGAGAAAGCCTTTCCAGCAGGTAGTCCAAATGTGTTAGCGATTGTTGCGGTTTTTCCATTAGGTGAGACGGCATTAGCGACCTTTCTGTCAAATGATCTTTTTAGTTTAGTAGTCAAGGCCTAGGCTCATTTCTAGTGCGATGTCTTCGTTATAGGTTGCAGACATTTCTTCAAGCAAGCAATGTGTGCACTTATCTTCATAGTCATCAACGGCATTTTCTTTGCATGAAGGGCAGGTTGTTGCGTAGTACTCATCTAGTGCGTAGTCGTTCATAGGGGGTCTCCTTTGTATTTCTTTAATTGTATCATTTCGGACTGACATTTCCTACGGTTATAGGATTTCTTTGAAGGCACGGCTGAGGCAGCATTAGAACGCCTTAGTTCCATGAGTCTGCGTAATTCTTCAGGTGTTTTCTTCATAAGTTAATCTTAGCAGACTTAGGGTAAAAATGTCAAATCTTGATCGTGTGATTAAAATCACAAAAAAATTTTCCCAGCCAAAAATTCTGGGAAAAAAAATGCTCCTTCTTAAAGAAATTATATATAGGTTACTCGTGAGTAGATTGAAGTTATCCACAGGTTATCCCCAGACACACCCGAACGGGGCGCCCATTTTTTTTCAGGGAATTTATTTATTAATCGTCATCATCTTCAATAAAAACATAAAACGGAATTGTATCAGTATAACTATACAACACAACTTCTTTTTCACCAAACTCGTTTTGAGTTTCTACTGAATAGTTATCTCCTGTTGAATCACTTTCTAAATAAATAACTTCAACAATGTCATCATTAACTTTTATTAAATCGCCAATCATTAACTGGCTTGGTGTTAGATCATCAGCGTGTATTAAATCCATAGCAATCATTGTATCAGACATTTACTCTTCCTCATCTACTGGGTCAATGAACCATGATAAGTGGTGTTGGTCTACAATAGCATGAGCAGGGGCATGGCTCATACCCTTATAGAATACGCCTTCAGGCATAGCAATAAATCGGTCATAGTCCTCATCATAGTATGCGTCAATAGCGTCAATACAAGGCTGAACCATGCTTAGTGGTACGGGTGGATAGTGATTACCCTGTAAGTGATACGCTATCTGCGTTTCTAAATCTAATACGCTATCTGCTAATCCAATTGCTGTTACGCTTCCCATTATCGTGTTACCACCATTCCTGTTGTGTAGAAAGTTTTTGTGTGTAACTTACCTGAAGGTTCAGATAAATTAACTACTCTGTATTCTTTAGCGTCACCATAGTCAATAAAACTATTAAAGACATTTACTGCGTCAAGGGCATTAGAATAGCGTCCAACCCAAAGTGTATTGGTGTCACTATCGTTAGTGCTAGTTACTGAGTATAGGTATTCGTTCATTAGTTATTCTCCTTAGTGATAAATAATTGGTGTGGATTACAATCGCAAGACTCTGTATCAAAGTCCTCACCCTGTGCCCAAAATTGCCAACCTTGCCCGTAGCATTGTTCGCAATTCTCAATTTCTGTGTATAGTGTTTTCATCTTAGCCATTAGATAGCCCCTTCCTGAAATAAACCTATTTCTAGGTCTAGCAATTCTTTATCTGTTGCCTGAGACAAGTCTATCCAACCTGCCCCCTCATTGTCAATTCTAAAAATTTCTATGTATCCCATTATTAGTCTCCAATTCTTACTGCTAGGACACGATAAGTATCCTTTAAGTTAAGTGGTGCTGAGTAGTGGGGACGAACCTGAACAAGATAACTTTCGCAACCCTCATACCATACATCAGACTTTTCGGCTGAGATAATTTCTCCCTTTAGTGTGCGAGAGTGATAAGTTTTTCCTACAAGTAGGTTTTCTATTGTATAGACATTTGCTGACATTTGCCAACCTCTTTCTTTTTGTTGATAATTCTATCCTACCATAGGGGTCTGACATTTTCGGTTAGACACGCCGTAAGCGAATAGACTTTCTTTTATTTATTTTTTCTTACTATGTAAGTCTAGCCTATTAGACATAAATTATCAAGTTACTAGGGAGTAAGTCCAAATAGTGAGACGCTCAAGCCATGTGATAAAACTCACACAAGCAGGCCTGTGGATAACTTTGTGGACGACACGCCCGAACGGGGCGCCCCAAAAAATTGGGAGCAGTTTTAGATCTTGCTCAGGATTTTTTATTATCTCCAAATTAACTTTTTGTTAATTTTTTTGCAAGTAAACTTTTTTCCACCTGCTAATTTTGTAGCATTTAACTTTTTGCAAGCAGTTCCATTAACCAAATCTCTTTTTTCTTTCATAGCCTGTGCTTGTGCTTCTAGTATTCTTTTGTCGTTAATTTCTTTATCAACCTGTGCACACACAATGACAGCCTCTGCATGAGTCATTTTGTTTTTTGTTGTGTCATTAGTGCAGAACCAAGTTGGGGCTAACTTTTTAGCCAAATCTGCAGCATCTGCATCGGCTTTTGCCTTTGCTTCTGCTTCTTGCTTGGCTTTAAGTTCTGCATCAGCCTTTGCTTTTGCTTCTGCATCTGCTTTAGCCTTTGCTTCTGCATCAGCCTTTGCTTTAGCCTCTGCTTCTTGCTTAGCCTTTAGTTCTGCTTCTGCTTTTGCTTTAGCATCTGCTTCTGCTTTGGCTTTTGCATCTGCAATTGCTTTTGCTTCTGCCTGAGCCTTTGCTACTGCTTCAGCCTGTGCTTTTGCTACTGCATCTGTTTGTGCTTTTTCTGCAACATCATCTTTGTGAGTAACAAAATTCATTGGAAATGTTTGCACAACAGAAGCCTTGCCAGTACTTCTCCAAAACTCAATTTCTGTTTGTAGTCTAATAGGCAATTTTGCTTTATCAAAAGAGTACAATGTCCACTTAGTATTCTGAGCCCAAGTCTTTGGTGAATAGTGTGTGTCAATCCCTGAGTATGGTGTACTAAGTTCCTTGCTACTAATTTTAAAACCTTCTGCATCTATTAAATTAAAATGAAAACTAGCAACAGTTCCGTCTGAAACTAAAATTACAGAAAAAGGAATTTCTATTGTACGCCACCTAGAATTATAAGTTTCTGCAGGAAGTTCATAGGTTGTTGTTAGCACTGGTGTTACAAGTTGATAAGATGAACCATTCGCACTAGCAGACGAGATTGGAATAAGCAAAAGTGTTAAAATAAATGCTATTAGTTTTCTCATTATGCTATTTCCTTTTCTTTTACGCAAGCGTCATAGAATTTACTTTCATCAAATCTAGGATTGTCAGAAGCAAACCACTCACTGAATTCAAAAACTAATTGGTCAAAATCATTTGAGTCAATGTCATCAACAAATTTATTTAGAATTTTTGCAGTTTCTACATAGTCTTTTCGTGTCATCATTACGCAACCACCTTAAGAATTGCATAGGACCCGTTTTTGTTGATGTCCTCAATTGTTGGAAGTATTGCAGGCACTAGAAGGTCCTTTAGCATTCCTTCAAGCATAGCAATTAAATCTGCGTGAGGGATAGCAAGTGCTTGCTTAGCGATTGGATGTGTTTCGTCAAATTCTGTAACGAAGTTTAGAGAGTGTTTAATTTCTACCATTTTTTTAGTTTTCCTATTCTTAGTTTGAGTTAGTAAGTACACGAGTGCCACGAATTGTGCCACTAAGTCCGAGAGTATCGCAAGCGATTTTTACAGATACGCCAACGGGTAATTGTGTTGGGTATTGTGATACGAATTGAGCAACGGCACCTTTAGAGGCTAGGTTGATTTTTTTGACAGAACCATTAAAGGTTTCTAGTGTTACAGTGTAAGTCATTTAGTGACTTCCTTTCGTTTAATTGATAAGACTATCTTACCATTGGGGGCTGACATTTTGGCTACTTATTTGCTAAGGCTCATTGTGATTTGTATCACACTTATTTGCTTAGGCTCATTAGCCAATTTGTCCTTTATTTAGTTTTTCTTATGTAGTAAGACTATCAGAGAAACCCTGAAAAGTCAAATCGACACGCCGTCTATTTTGTGTGATTAGCGACACATTACGCAGGTTTCCCACGCAGTCACACGCTCACACTTTGAGCACTTAACATAGCCAAGCCATTCAGCCATTTGAGGGGTGTTTCCCTGTTCGAAAATTCTATTAGTCATTTTGACCCTTTCTAGTTTGAGAACCTTTCTCAACTTTCTTTATACTAGAAGTATAGCAGAAGAAACCCCAAAAGTCAAGTTTAGACACGCACAAAACGGACATTTTTGATGTGATTTGCGTCACAGGGGGGCGCCTTTTTTTGCAGGGAATTTATTTATTCCGTTACGAATAAATAAAACCCATAGAATAAACAGATCATAGAAAACCAAAATAAAGCATTACCATTTACAAAAAAGTCAATCATTTATTTCTCCATTACACTAGCGATTACATCAAAATCTTTTTCTGAAAGTAAAACAGAGGCACATCCCCAAAGACCTGCCAACCATTGGTCACCATACTTTTCTTTAGCAAGGTTTATTGCTAATTCTCTTTTTTGGTCTTTATTCATTTAGAGACCTTCCAATCTGTCCACATTGGTAGACGTTCTGGGTCAGTATCGTTATACCAACGCTCAATGTTTTGTTCACAATCTTGGCAGAAAGTAAATTGCTCATCTCCTACATTTGAGATAGCAGATTTCATAGGGTTGTGCTCTACGCACTTTTTATTTTCTAATGTTATCATTTTTGACAACCTTTCTTTTTTGTTAGTTATTTTTTATTAAGTTTTTATTAGTAACCGATAATTTCGGTACCATAGATTTCTACGGCTTGATAGACACCCATCACGCCTTTATAGTCACGACATCTACGGCAGATACTATCCCATCCGTCCATGCGATTTGAGCAGAATACGCAGATGTTATCTGTTACGCAAATGTTTTTTTCAATGAGGAAACTCATTGTGTCGATTTTATTAGTGTTAGTCATTTTGACCTAACCTTTCTTTTTTCGTTAAATAACCTTTATTTAACTTTCTTTATACTAGTAAGTATAACAGGTACCACTGACAAATACGAGGGTATAAAAGGGATAAATCGGACATTGTGATGTACCACACATGTGATCTACACCACAGGGGGCGCCATATAGGGGGCGGCCCCAAATGTCCGAATTGTCCTATATGTACCGTGGTATATATCACACACGACACGCCGTGCTAGGACTTGACTTTTAAGACTAACTATGTTATTATACTAGTATAAGAAAAATTAAATAGAGATAAATAAAGGTCAATGAGCCTAGCAAATAAGATAACGAAATGTTATATGAGCCTAGCAAATAAGTGACCTAAATCACACCCACAGCCCTTGATTTTGCAGGGGATAAATGCTAAGATTATTACATACAAAAAGAAAGGTGGTCAAAATGACTACATTAACAAATACATACAAGGGTCTATCACTAGACCAAAAAATCGCTATTGCTGCTCAAATGGTAGTAGATGGAAAAACAGTATCTTTTAGAGGTGCTAGTGCAGATACCTATAACAAGGTTATGTTACTTGCTAATAGAATTAAGCAAGAATTAGAATTCCCACTATGCCCATGTGAGGAGTGTAACTAATGAACCCTTTTACATATATCCAAGATTGGCTAGATGAAAATGCTGATTATGCCCCTATAGGTGCTTTTATTGGTTTAGGTATAGCCATAGCACTAGCCTTTATTTTAGGGGGTAACTAATGAGCCTACCCCTTATTATCCTAGCCATGTCAGTGCTAGGTACTATACTAGTACTTATCCCTACTATACTAGATAAGAGTGAATACTAATGCACATATACCTATGCTCCATATGTAGTACCCTAGCAATAGTAACTATGAAAGATAAACAAATAACAATTAACCCATGTACATGTACAAAAGAAAAGAGATAACAAATGACAACATGCAAAGTGTATAACTGTGAATCAACAGAGTTAGTTTATAGTGGAACAGATGCCTTTATGCTAGGCATACCAACAGAACAGATTTGTTACTCATGTGCTAATAAGTATGCACATGTATCCCGTATTGTCGAGGCTTGGAAAGCAGAGGTTTCTATTGTTTGATTTTTTAACTACACCATTTGATTGGTTTGCTAATATAGTACAGTACTCACTTATATTTATGGCTATTATTATATTAGTTTTAACTATAGGTGCAGTAGTTGCTATACCTATTGGATTAAAACTATTAGGTGTTGCATTTGCTAAGACTATTGTATTAGAAACATCTAAAATAGTTAAAGATTTAGGTATTGCTAACATAGATTTACGAAGCACAAAAGAGGCCCAAAAGATGAAGTCCTACCTAGATCGCAAGGTGGTGCCGATACTAAGTAAATCGAGTTAGGCGTACGGGTACTAATCGTTTAGTGCCTACTAGTACTAACTAGATAATTATCCTATACTAAGAGAGGTAGTGAGTTATGTGCTCACTATCTTTTTTGGTCTTTCTTTCTAAATACATGTATCATACATCTGGACAAAATATTCAGATTTTAGCCTATTTAGGTTTTGAAAAATTATTCAGAATTGTGATATAATGGATTCATGACAGAATCAACCTATGATGGACCAATGTGCTGCGAAGCCTGCACATGCACAACATCTCACAGTTCAAAGCCACCAGTAATAGAGGACTAATATGGGGATCCTAGACAATTTCGAAAATGCCTGGGATATAGATTTTCAATTTGAATCTAAGCCTATACCATCTACTGATAATATGGGAAGACCAACCGAAGACTCTTCTTTGGCTGTAAAATTATTTTCAGAAACCTGTTGCACCGAATGTAGTTGCAAAAATGGATGAAGAACAAAAATTAACTCCAGAGCAAGCACAAGCAATCTTATTATTTCAGATTGAGCAAAAACTAAGGATTAACATTGCAAAACAAGTAGAGCAAAAATTTCACGGTACTTATCATGGTGCCTCACACGACATAGCAAGTTTTATCCGTAATATGGCTTAAGGGTAATTAGACCCATCATGTTGTTCAACATCACCAAATAACTCTGGGTTTAATATAATTGGGCTATCAACAGATCCTCTAACAAATGCAGTAGAAAAATATCTAACAACATCGTTATTGACTTTTCTTGGACCATGCAATATATTACCACCATGCAAGATCAAAGATCTAGCCTTTGGCTTATGGATAATTCCAAGTTCTGGATATTCTATTTCTCCACCTAGATAATCATCATTATAATATATAACGATTCCATAACGAATATAATAATCTAAATCTTTAATCCAATAATCTCTATGTGGCTGCATAGGTTCTTGGTCAAAAGATCTTTGCAGCACAACATTTCCAAAATAGGCAAATTCATAAAAAAGGCTATTTAGGTTTTCATTTATTTCATTAAAGAACTTTGGTAACTCTCCAGGTTTTTGTTTTCCATAAAAGAAAGTACCTTCTTGCTCTTTATCCCACCAGGCAGACTCTTCAAGGTTTTTACAATACTCTAAAACCTTTTCTTGCTGTTCAACTGTTATAAAGTCTTCAATCTCATAAATATCGGGGGAGAGAAGGTTAGCCTTCATTTTCTTCGACTAATTCCCACATACGAATATCAACAAACCCATAACGAGATAGATCTGCTAACTCTTGTGTGTCTGCTTCAATAACAAGTCGGATATTTGCCTCAATGTCAAAACCTGGTTTGTACTCCGTCTTGGCGTTCTCTAAATAGGTCTCTTTAACCTTTTCAAGAATCGGACGATATTGATACTTAGCCAATTACTTTGGCCTCTTGTAATTTATCGTAAATGTTTCCCATCATAAACACAAGGCTTGGCTGACTCTGGTCAATCTGTGCCTTTAGTGCGGTTTCTTCCAAACCAGCCTGGAGTCCAAGTGCTAGGTTATCTCCGTTAATGCTGGCCATCATAATTTGTACTGCTTCGTCTTTTGTCATACCCATTCCTTTTCTTGGTCGTAAGTTACAGAGTACTCCCCTGTAAATATCTCTGCATAAGAGATGATATCTCTATTATACCGTATAACGGTTTCTTTGCCAACTTTATCGCATACATACTTCATACCCTGGACTAATGGCTCAAACTTCATCTCCTGCCCTGCTAGGGCATTATTTAGGGTATCCAGGTAACGTTCCTTTCCATAACGTTTAGATACAAATGCTTGATCAACATAATCAAACCTTGCTTGTGCATCATTCTTTTTGCAATGTCCGAATTGTCTATTATGTACCTTGTTGCAAAATGATCCATCCGTGTAGACCAGTTTCGCATGTTATCGCTGTATTTCTCCATGTTCTTGAGAGTTGAGTCAGCGAAAGCCATGCGTATAAGGTCTTGTTCGGACAGATCAGCCTCTATTGCGAACGAAATCAAAAAAGCGGTTGCGAAGGGAAACTTGTCGCTATATGTCGAGACATTAAAATGAACATTTGGATTGAACGACTCGACTGACATATTGTCATCTATTAAACGCATATGATTTCCGAGAGATACAAACTCTTGTCGATTCATATCGCAATCGACGAACAAACATTCTTCTGGATTTATCCCGTCGGCGAGACATAAAAGATTCTTGTCGTATGAACCTACTATTTTCGAACCGTTAAAACGCTCTAATAGTTTTGCGGACATAAAACCATCCATGTCGGGAGATATAATTAAATTCTTAGAATGCTCCAGCGTACTGAGTATGTCTGTTTTCATTTGGTATAAACGTCCCTTATAATAATGTTATGACTGTGCAAGACTGGGCTTCCCTAATCGTAGCGATACTTACAATTGTATCATCAATAGCATTTGGAATCAAGTGGCTTGTCAAACATTATCTAAGCGAACTTAAGCCAAATTCTGGATCATCACTAAAAGATCAAATGTCAAGATTAGAGTTGGCTGTTCAAGAACAAAAAATTAATTCCGAAGAATCACGAGATCGCCAAGAAAGAAAACTTGACGACTTGTATAGAATTCTAATTCAGCATATTTCTGACTCTAAGAAATAATTTGCTATATACTATATATAAAGATAGTTTTTAAAACTATAAAGATAGTTCTTTTTTCTTATATATTTAAAGTATACACTATCCCTAACCTGGCTAAAATAGACTTATGGTAACAAATCGGACATTCCCTATTATAACAATTTGATAACTTTAAATATCATGTCCGTTTTGTCTATTATGGTATAATTTATTGTTGGCTAATACCTTGGTTTGTCCTATACCCACCGACCATGGTATTAGTCAATTTTTATGGTATAATCGCAGTATGCCTATACACTCTTCTCTTGCTTTTGGTGCCGATCCAGTCACTATGCAATGGAGCGTTGTTAGAGGAGATACTGGAACTCTGAGAGTAGAGTTTTATGAAGATAATGAAGTAGATTATTACGATACTACTGGATGGATTTTTAGAGCAACTGCTTATGATCAATCTGGTAATGTTTTAGATGCCCTGGATTGTGAGCCTGGAGAAGGTTTTGTAGATATTACAGCCTACCCTTCAGTTACAAAAAACTGGGGATTAAAATACTCATCTATCGTGGCTCAATTGCCATTTGATTTACAAGTAATAATTCCACAAGAGATTGAAGACACTGTTTGGACTCCTGTTATTGGAACCATTCAAGTATTAGGCGATGTTACACCAGGGGGTACACTATAATGGCAGTTATTAAGATTGTTCCAATGCCAGGCGCAGTTGGAGACAAGGGAGACGAAGGAGCCGTAGGCCCTCAAGGTCCACAAGGAGCACAAGGTTTACAGGGACCCGCAGGTGCTGACGCACTATGGTCTTACAATGGTGAATACAACCCAGGTGCAGGATATGCAGTTGGAGATGTTGTAACATACGAAGGACAACTTTGGTATCGCAAGCATCCTAATGGTGGAAACGTTGGAGACACACCATCAGAAGGATTTATTTGGGATTTACTTGCAGCAAAAGGTGCAGATGCTGAACTACCAATTGGTGTTAACTCATCCTTTACTATTGGAAATCAAACTTTTAATATTGTAAATGGAATTATTACATCTATTGATGTAAACATTCAAGCATAATAACGTGAGATAATAACTCCATGGCTGTTTCTAAATCTATGGATTTTCCAGGTGCAAAAAAATCTTCTTATGCTGCACAAGTAGAACAAAGTCAAGCATCTCCTACTGTGGATAATGCTCTTTCATTTCTTCCAGTCCCTGGCCCAGTAGGACCACAGGGACCCGCAGGTAGAGACGGTAGAGATGGAAAAGAAGGACCTGAAGGACCAGAAGGAAAGCCAGGACAAAAGGGTGATAAAGGTCCAGCAGGAAAAGATGGAGCAAGTTCTTTATCTTCTTCAGGACAACAAGCAGGATGGGCATCATACACAAACACTATTGACAAACCAACAAAACTCGGAGTATCTCAAGGAAACGATGGATGGGTAACGCTTTTGTTAGACACAAAGGACAAATCACAAAATGAGACATACCTTCCTAAAGGTTGTACTAGCCTTTGGAATAGTCATCAAAGAGCCCTTAACTTTCACGGTATCAAAGAAGGCTCCCAAGTATTCGTAACATACAACTTTGAACTAACTACCTATACGGCTAATACTGAGGTTTGGCTAAGGACATATTTTGCAAGTAAGGATCAGGAGTTTGTTCAGTTTGTAGGATCACTTAAGTATCAGAACGTCTACAACCTTTCAGTTACTCAAAATATATTTATCGAAGACAAGGCTATGTGGGGCAACGGAGCAGTACCTCAAATTAGAACAGACTTTGATGCCTCCGTAATTCTCAATTCTGTATACGTCAGCGTGGTATAATAAAACCATGGCATTTCCAGCAACCTATGATTTTAACTACTATAAGGGTGATACCTTTGAATTTCGTATCTACCCGAAAAAGAACGATGGAACGGTTTTTGACCTAAGTACTTTCTATATTCCAACAAACTATGCCAACACACCAGACGATGTAACAGATACTGTTGCTCCATATGATAGTGCTCAGTTTACAATATCAAATGTTCGTGGCTCCACTGGTCTTGCTACAGGAATGCCACTTAAATGTTTTGCCAGAGTGTCAGATGACAACACATTCGTACAGTGTGCAATTAGACCAGCAGAAGGAAATCAACTGATTGCTGGAACAGAATATGTGTATGACGTTGAAGTTAAAAAGCCATCAGGATTGTCTGGCACTGGAAGTTATGAAGTTGTCCAGACATTGCTTACTGGAAAAATAACAATTACAGATCAGGTTACAGGCGCAACGTCTGCAACATCAGGTGCTTAATGGCAGACATCCTTTTATCAAATGACGACCTAACAGTCTTTGGTGGACCAGAAACAATTAGTCTTGATTTAGATATAGGACCACAGGGTGATCGTGGAAGCATTATCGTGGGATCAAATGGAAATCCACAAGATGCAAATGTTAATGCTGCAATAGTTCAAAGCCTTCAAGCATTAGATATTGCAATTGACTATAATCCAGCATCTGCAACATATAAGACAGTTTTTCAAAGAGTAGCAACAGCAACAGGAACACAATGGACGACAATGTTCAACCTAAAAACAAACTACTATTCTTCAATTAAAGAGGAAGTTGCTGTTAATGGAACATTAGAAATAACACCAATAAATGTTGCAGATATTTACGGATCATCTGGTGTGACAGCAGCAACATCAAATGCCTTCAATATCCAGTACTCAGTATCCTCACCAGACTCTGCTGGTCCTTTAGCAACAACTCTTTTAATAAAGCCACTAATAACTAGTCAAGGCTTTTTGGCACTACCACTTGAAATAAAGGGTGTAGAATATATTGATGACGCTTGGCAGCCTATGGCTGGTCCAAAGCGTGTTCATTTATTTATTACGGTGGTATAATGACAAGAGGTGATTTATAGTGGCAGCAGAAAATATTGACAAAACCCCTACGGGTACTGGGCCTTTTAACACCAAAATGCCAGGACTCGGAGATCCTGCCGATATCCAAGCAGCATTAAGACTTTATCACTATGGATCAGACACTTATGATGCAGCAGCACAAACCCCAGGCCCTCTCCCAATCCCCTCAATTGCAAACTACCTTAAAACTCTTACAGATGCAATCGCTGCTGAAACAGCAGCACGTGTTGCTCATCAAAACAAGACAACAGATGTCCACGGTATAGCAAATACTGCAAATCTAGCATCACAGGCATATGTAATTAATGCTCTAGAAGGTGCTACAGCAGAATATCCAAACCTTGCAGGAGATGGCCTTGAATGGAACGGTATCGATGAAAGATTTGATCTTGATCCATCTCTACTAAATAATAATACTGTAGTAGTAAAGACATCTGCTTTTACTTTAGATCCCCTCGATGTTAATAAAACAATTTTTTTACAAATGTCATCCCCAACAAACTTGTCTATCCCGCTAAATTCTGCTGTTAATATACCAATTGGATATAAATATAATTTAGTTGAAATTGGTTCAGCAAGAACAACTTTTGTTCCAGCATCTGGAGTAACTGTTGGAAGTAAGAACTCACAACTATTTTTAGATGGAACTTACAGTAAAGGAACTCTTGTAAAGATTGCAACAGATAGTTGGGTTTTGTATGGAGATGTTTATGAAGGCGTTGCAGTAGCACCTACACCAGCACCTACACCTGCTCCAACCCCAGCACCTACTCCAGCACCAACTCCTGCACCTACATCTACACCAACACCAACACCAACTTCAGGAACTCCTACTCCTACACCAACACCAACTTCAGGAACTCCTACTCCTACACCAACACCAACTTCAGGAACTCCTACTCCTACACCAACACCAAGTTCAGGAACACCAACACCTACTCCAACACCAACTGCAATAATTGTTCCAACTCCAAGTCCAACACCAAGTTCAGGAACACCAACACCTACTCCAACACCAGGACCAACAGTCTGGTACTGCACATCAAATTATACTGAAGAGGCAGGAGGACAGTTTGAATGGGATAGCAATATAACTGGATCTGTTTGTGGCGTTTCTGCTGTTGCATGTTCTACAGTTTCATACCCTGCACCACCAACTATTCCAAACTGTGTAACACCAACACCAACACCAACACCAACTTCTGCAACAAGTCAATGGTATTGCTCTACAAGAGAAAATGATGGAACTACTGCTAATTACACAAGCGACACCAATAATACTAGTTGCAATAGCGTTGCTGCAACAATATGTGTTTATGGACCAGCAGGAACATCATATCCAGCATTCCCTGCATTCCCATGCAGTGGCACACCAACACCTGCGCCAACGCCTTCACCAACACCTACTCCAACGCCAACGGCCTCTCCTTGTAATCCAGACTGGAGTTTAATCCCTCAGTCACAATGTGCTGAATGTGGATTAGTATGGAATGCATCACTTGGTGAATGTGTTAGTACAGGAACACCAACACCAACACCAACTCCAACACCAACTCCAACTCCGACTTCAACAACAACCCCAGCACCTACACCAACACCTACAAACAGTTTGTGTACAGATCCTTCAATTCTTAACCAATCACAATGCCAGGCTTGTGGATATTATTACAGCACAACATTTGGAGAGTGTTCTGCAACTCCATGGAATGGCACACCAGCACCAACTCCGACACCAACACCGACACCAACTCCTACTCCAACTCCTACTCCAACTCCAACTCCAACTCCAACTCCAACTCCAACTCCAACACCAACACCAACACCTACTCCAACACCTACTCCATGTGCACAATTCTTCTGTGCAGCATACGGAGAATATATTTGTGTAGGAGATTTCTGTCCAAGCAATACACCTGCTCCAACCCCAGCACCTACACCTGCTCCAACCCCAGCACCTACACCTGCTCCAACCCCAGCACCTACACCTGCTCCAACCCCAGCACCTACACCTGCTCCAACCCCAGCACCTACACCTGCTCCAACGACTGCTCCAACACCAGCACCTACACCAACACCAACATCAGCATGCACTGGATGTATTAGAAATTATTGCTATGAGCCTTGCCCATCATGCTGTAATGGCGATTGCGGATGCTAGTCTATAGTGTATAATTGAATAAAACAACTATAGAAGGAGACATAAATGTCAGAAGAACTAACTCCTTGGCAAAGATATAAACAAAATTTAGGAGAAACCAGGCCTTGGGATATTGTAAACCCTTCAACAGAATGGGCACCTGCCGAGGTAGCAGAAGAAAGATACTCTATATGTAAAGCATGTCCAGAACTAATTAAATTAACAAAACAATGTAAAAAATGCGGATGTTTTATGGTAGCAAAAACAAAACTACAAGGGGCAGTATGTCCATTAGGGAAATGGTAATATGGAAAAAATATTTTGGGAAAATGATAAAGGAATAATTTTTAACAAGTATAGAGCAATAGAAAGAACTGAGATTGCTCCTGGAATAATGTGTTATGAAAATGTAATACCCGAAGAAACTTTTAAAACTGTTGTTGTTGATCTTGAAGAAGGAATGCAATCAGCGAGAATAGAATGGCTTGCAGCCCAGGTAAAAACTGGAGTTGGAGATTCTGTAGAGTCAAACGTAGACACAAAGTCAAGAGACACACAAACTATTAACATTCCGTATTCAGAAATAGAAAAAGACGATTACTCAGATATTGGAGCAGCATTTTACACTTCTATGGCTAATCTTTTTTTAGAAAATTTAGTTCCTTTAGAAATTAATTATCAAAATAATTACGGCATAGGTTGTTCATGGCATGACTCTTATCAAATATTAAAGTATGGAGTAGGTCAAAAATTTACAAATCATATAGATGATCATCCAGACTACCATAGAAGAGTATCAACCCTATATTATCTTAACGATAACTATTCTGGAGGAGAATTAAATTTTCCAAGATTTAATCTTTCTTTTAAGCCTAAAGCAAATCAGATGGTTATATTTCCTTCTACCTATGTTTACAATCATTCAGTATCTCCTGTTACTGAAGGAGAAAGATATGCAGTGGTTAGTTGGCTTAGATGATAAAATTAGTTCAGTTAGACCCTAATGGTCTATGCAATCTTGGATGTTGGTTTTGTCCAGTAGCATATGAAGAAAACCCAGTCATTGGGCGAGGCACCATGCCTATTGAGACAATTAGATCTGTTATTGAGCAATTAAAAAATGGTGTTGGAGATTTTGTAGATCCATCATTTTCTTTTATTTATACAGCACACTATAATGAAGTTCTTCTTTATAAACACTTTAGAGAAATGCTTGACTTATTTAGAGAGCATGGACTTAGAACAATGGTTCTTACCAATGGCTCTCCACTAACAAAAGACAAAATGGATATTATCAAAGAATACAGCGATGTTGTTGATATAATTCATTTTAATACCCCGTCTGCCGACGCTACCACTTGGGCAAAAATGACGGGCAAACCTGAAAAAATGCATCAAAGAGTTATGGATAATATTAGATACGCAATAGATAACTTTCCACATCAAAGAGTTTCAATGCAGGTAAACGGAATAAATGAAACTTCTCTTGGCTACATGGAGTTGTTAGAAAATGCTCCTGCAATAGACTTAAATGATAATACTGGAGATACGGCTACTGCTGTAAAACAAATGAAAGAATCTTTTCCAGAAATAAGCATATATGCAAATACTTCTTTGGTTGATAGAGCAGGATATCTAGATACCCGTGGAATAATGAAAAACCAGATAACTGGCAAAGGAAGTGTTGTTGGTTGTAACAATATGGGCAGCAGACCAGACACCTGGATTCACATAAACGCTAACGGCGCTGTGTTTCTTTGCTGTAATGACTATGATTTTGAAACGGTATTTGGAAATGTAAATGATACTCCAATAAAGGAAATTTGGGAAAGTCAAGAAAGAAAGGACATGATCAAGCATTCATATGAGAACTTTTGTACAACTTGTATTCATGCTATATGGAAAGAATAATGAAAAAAAGCATCTTTATTCAAATAACATCTTATCATGACTATGAACTTGAGAAGACTATAAGAAATGCTATAGATAAGTCATCAGGAGAAACAGAACTAGTTTTTGGTGTGCATTCAATTTTTTATGAAGACAATTCTTGGATTGAGCCAGTAAGAAATATTGCTAATGTTAAGTTAATTGAAAGCAAAGCCCCAGAAAATCTTGGAATGGGGCTTGGTCGAGCCATCGCTCATGATTTGTATAATGGAGAAGACTACTACTTTCAAATAGATGCTCATAGCAGGTTTGATCAGAACTGGGACACATTCTTAATAAACGAAATAGATACTCACAAAGGTAATGGATTTAAAAAGCCCTTAATTAGTCAGTACCCAAAGCCATTCTGGTACGAAGGCGATACAGAAAAAGTAAATCAACATAAAGAGGTCGTTACTCAATTTTATTGGAAAGATAAAGAAAGATTTAAACACAACAGAATGCCAATGCAGGGCACTGTTTTAAATCCAGAAGGAAACATATTTTCCATCTCTGTATCTGGAGGGTCTATTTTTACAGAAGGAGAATTCATAAAGCCAAACAAACTAATATTTGCTGACGGTGAAGAAATATTTATGGCAGCAAGAGCATATACTAGCGGATATGACTTCTTTGTTCCAAGCGAGATGTTTATGTATCATCTTTATTACGGCACAGAGGGTAAAAACGCAAGAAGGACTGTATACCCAGACTGGCCAGAACAAACAGCAGAACTAAATAAAATATCTGTTGACGAAATTAGGTTTGTATTAAGTGGAGAAGGAATAGTCGGAGAAGGAAGACTTGGAACAGAAAGAACTTTATCTGAATACGGAAAGTTTTGTGGACTTGACTTTGTTAACGGAGAAATTTTAGACAATTATTATGAGTTCTAAAGTATTAGTAACTGGGTCTCGTGGGTATGTAGGAACTGCAACAAAAGAGTTGTTGGAAGATTACGGATATGAAGTAGTTGAAATAGATAGAAAAATTAATAAAGACACAAGGCTAATATTTAAGCACATTAAGCCAAATACTCTATCTTACATAATTCATCTATCTGCTAAAAAGTCTATTCAAGATTCTATAAAATATCCACTTTCATATTATATGAATAATCTTTTTTCAACATTTATTATCGGAATGACCTCTAGATTTTTTGATATCCCAGTTGTATTTGCTTCCTCAGCAGCAGTCTATAATCCTTATAATCCATACGCCAAGTCAAAACTTTTAGAAGAGAAGATCTTAAAGTCTTTATGCAAAAAACTTGTTATATTAAGATATTTTAACATTGTTGGAAAATCTAGTAAAACAAAAGACGATCAAAGTGGAAACATATTTTCAATAATTAACAAAGATCCAAACATAAGAATAAACAGCATCTCTTCAACAAGAGACTATGTTCATGTTTTAGATATAGCAAAAGCCAATGTCTTATCTATTGAGTACCTTAAAGATAATGACTTTTTGCTTACAGATATTTTTACTGGAAACCAGTTTACTATGATTGATGTGGTAAATGAGTACAAGGCTAATGGTGTTATTATTAATTATACCGTTTTGCATTTGCCAGACCTAACGGTTCTACCAGAAATAGATAACAGAGACCTTCTTGGATGGTTTCCTTCTTACACTTTCTCAGATGGCGTTAAGTCAGAGATTAGTTTTAGATAATAAAATACCCCCAAGGATTTCTCCAAGGGGGTATTCTTTTTATATATTACTTAGGAAATTTAGCCATCCAGTATTTGGTTCTTGGAGTGATGCCCTTCCATGAGGACCAATCGTCTCCACCATTTGTCATGTAGTATGCAATCTCTGCATTCTTGACGGGATTGAATAACTCAGCGTTAGACTCAAGATCAAACTTAGTCCTACGATCAGGACCAAGGTTGTCGATCATATTAATTTGGAACATACCATAAGACGAGTCTCCAGTCTTGTGGTTTCCGTTAAATGCTAATGGTCGTCCATTAGATTCCTTCTTGGCAACTGCCCAAGCCACAACAAGGTCTTTCCCCTTGAAGCCAACTAGCGAAAGCAGTTCCTTTAGTTCTAAATCAGTTAGAGAAACCTTATTTTCAAAACTCTCTAACTTTTTTGCCTTAGAAACCAAAAAAACCTCTTTCGAGGTGGTTTCCGATGTCTGAGCCTGTTCAAGGCTAAGATTGTTCTTAGTATCAAGACCTGAATCAGCATTGGCTCCGTTCGACAAAACAGTTACTAATGCTACGATACTGAGTGTGCTAATGATCTCTTTGTTTCTTTCGATAAATTTAATCATAGTTTCCTCCTTAGAAAACAATAACACCCTGGTAGGTGTTACTACCAAGTATAGCATGAGATTTTTCAAAAAACAACTTTAGAGGGTGGTATAATAAAGATTATGCCACAATATGCATCTAACTATCCTAATTCGCTTTCATACCCTATTGCCTCAGATCCCGTAAATGTACACGGAGATTTCAAGGTATTGGTAGATGCGTTAAATAATATTCTTCCCCCATTAGGATACGGAGCAGCATATATTGATGTTAGAAATACCACAAACGCAGCAATTTCTCAGGGTACTCCAGTTTTTATTAGCGGAAGTGTTTCTGGAAAATCATTAGTTGAAAAATATAATCCATCAAGTGTTTCCCATAATCCAGATGTTCCAATTCTTGGTTTGGTAAAAAATGATATTGCAACAAACACCAACGGGCTTGTTATTGTCTCTGGAGTTATTCAAATGAATACAACAAATTTAGGTCCTGCTGGAACAAAAATTTATGTAGATAATAATGGGGCCCTTGTTGCAGGCCGTCCATCTACTGGACCAGCAAGATATATAGCAGTCGTTGCAATTCAAGCAACCCTTGCACTTGGAGGAATGTTAATTGTTCAGACAAAAGGCAACGGTACTTGGGGAGCACTCAAAGACGGATTGTCGTGATATAATAACATTATGGCTACCTTCAGAAATCAACCCACAGACTCTTATGCGCTAGGTTCAGCACCACCAGAAATTCGTTGGACTGTTGTTCGTGGAGATTCTGCAGCATTTCGTGTTTATGTAACCAATGATGCTAGAGAGCCACTTCTTCTTGATGATTGGGAAGTTGCTATGGATATTTATCGTCCTTCAACTGATGAGGTTGTTGTTTCTTTATCCCCTGAGCCAATTGAGTTTCAGGACACAGAAGGAAGTTTTACTGTAAACCTTACATCCTCTCAATCAGAACTTCTTGAGACAGGAGATATCTTCGACATCCAACTCACAGAACTTCTATCAGAAGGCAGAGTTTGGACGGTAGCCAAAGGGTCAATGGTTATCCTTGAAGATGTAACTCAGTAATGCCAACAAACCTAACCCCATTATCACAAGAATTTTACAGAACAACCCATAGGCTTGCTCATACACAGATTCAAGATCTTGATGTCAAAAGAATAAAGATCGATCACTTCCAGCCAAAGGCTAGGGTTCAAGAGGTTTTGCCGTTTAGAGTTCAGTTTATAAATGTAAGTGTGTTTGGATACTCTAAAACAAATCCACCTCCAATTCCTCTTCAAGTTATTGGTTATAGTAACTATATTCTTTAATAGTACTATTAAAAGGGATGATATAATCACTACATGGCCAAAGTATCAATTCCATCAGTTAAGGCTCTATTCCAAACAGGAGATAGACCTACTCAAGAAAACTATGAAGATTTAATCGATACCGCTTCCGCTCAAGCAACAGACTTGGGTTCAGCAGGTAACAATGAAAACACAATCACTGGTATTGAGAACGTAACTGTTGTTGATAACTTTGACGCTACAGTTTGGCGAATGGTCAAGTATATTGTTTCAATATCAAAGACCACAGCAGGGGACAACAAGTTCTATGCAACCGAACTTACAATTCTCGTTGACGGTACAAATGTAAATGTCAGCGAATACGGAACAATCGACAATGATGGGAATATTGGCACCATTAATGTCTCTCGCACTGGAAATACCGTGGCCTTAACAGTCACTCCAGACCCAGCGATCAAGCCAGTCACAGTTCGTTTCGCACGAATTGGACTTAAGGCATAATAAAAGGAGATATAAAAAATGGCAACAGTAAATAAAGATTTTAAGATTAAGAGTGGACTCGTCGTTGAAGGCCTACAAGGTACAATCAACGGTGAGGTAATTCTTACAGAAAATGCAGGAGATCAATACATTCTTGATTTGATTGGTGGAGAAACACTAGTCAAGTCAGTATCAAACCAGTTTGATGTTTCAGCAGGTGGAGAACTTTCACTTGATCGTACAGTGGTAGATGCTTATTATGATGAAGCAGGTTCAGCAGACGCAGCAGAAGCAGCAGCAAACTCTTACACAGATGGAAGAGAAGCAGCAATTACAACTGCTTACGAAGCATACGCTGATCAAGCAGAAGTAGATGCTAAAGCATATACAGACACTCGTGAAACTGCAATCACAACTGCTTACGAGGCATACGCTGACACAGCAGAGCAAGATGCTAAAGACTACGCAGATGACTTGATCAATGATGCATCAAACCTTTCAACAGAGGTTTGGTCAGCATACAAGACAGCAACAGAAATTAGCGTTGCTCAGACAGCAGCAGAGGCTTACACAGACACTCGTGAAACTGCAATCACAACTGCTTACGAGGCATACGCTGACCAAGCAGAGGTAGATGCTAAGGCTTACACAGACACTGAAATTGCAGCACTTGTAGATTCAGCACCAGCACTTCTTGATACACTCAATGAGTTGGCAGCAGCAATTGGAGATAATCCAAACTATGCAACAGACCTTGCTACATCAGTAGGAACAAAGGTTTCAAAGGCTGGCGACACAATGACAGGTGCTTTGACACTTTCAGGTGCACCAACAAGCAACCTACATGCAGCAACAAAGGCATATGTTGATTCAGCAGAATCAAATGCAATTTCAACAGCATCATCAGATGCTACCTCAAAGGCTAATGCAGCACAGGCTGCAGCAGAGGCTACAGCATCATCGGATGCTACCTCAAAGGCTAACGCTGCACAAGCAGCAGCAGAAGCAACTGCCTCAGCAGATGCAACTTCAAAGGCAAATGCAGCACAAGCAGCAGCAATCGCACACGCAGATGCACTTACAACAGATGATGTAGCAGAAGGAACAACACAGTACTTCACAGATGCTCGTGCTAAGTCTTCAGCAGCAAGTCTTTTGACTGGTGCTTCACTTACAAACATTACAATCACAGGAACAGGTGCAGGACTTACTATTACCGCAGAAAACGGTGTAGCAGATTCTACAACAACTGATCTTGCAGAAGGTACAAACCTTTACTTTACAGATGCTCGTGCTCGTACTGCAGTAGATGGAACAAATCGTTCATTTACTTCAGTTGAGTTAAACTCAGTTGCTAAGCAGGTCGCAGCAACACTTTCAGCACCAACAGCAGGAATCCAAGTAGCACACGCCTTCGCAAAGGCTGACTACCGTTCAGCAGAATACCTTGTAAAGGTTGCCTACGGAGCACATACTGAAATATCAAAGGTCCTTTTGACACTTGACTCTTCAGATAACATTGCAATCACTGAATACGGAATTGTTGGAACAAATGGCTCAGCGTCATCAATTTCAGCAGGTATTTCAGGAGCAAACGTACAACTACAGGTAACAACCACAAACAATAACTCAACAGTTACTGTTATGGGAACACTTCTAGTTTAATAAAAAATAAAAATAGTTGGAAGAGGGAGCAGTAAATGGCAACAGTCGATAAAGACTTCAAGGTCAAGAATGGATTAGTCGTAACTAACGGCGGTACATTCGGAGATGCAGTAACAGTAGGAGCACCAACTCTTGCTGATCATGCAGCAACTAAGGAGTATGTCGATAACCGATCAATGGCTGTTGGCTCAACTGCTCCTTCTTCACCAACTAACGGAACACAGTGGTTAGATACTTTAACAAATAGAGTTAATTTTTATTACAATGGAACTTGGTATACCCAAGCAACTATTGATGATACAAATAATTTACCACAGCACATTCACGATACCGCAATTGATGGAACTGGCTTCATAGTATCCCAGTTCTATGAAGGTGGATCATTCAATAGCCCATTGGGTGTAGGTTTGGATGCAGGTGGCCCCTCTACAACAGAGTGGACAGTTGTATTCGATGGCGGTAGTGTAGTAGATAACTTCAATTAAAAAATTGATGTTATAATAAGATAAGTTAATGGGCAGCCCCCATAAGGAGAATATATAAATGGCAACAAGAATGCAACAGCGCAGAGGTACTGCAGCACAATGGACGGCTGCAAACCCAATTCTAGCAGCAGGTGAGATCGGTTTTGAAACCGACACAAGTAAGTTTAAGATGGGTAATGGCTCATCTACATGGTCAGCATTACAGTACTTTGCTAATGCATCAGAACTAGCAGCCATCATCGGTGGCGACATGCCAGCACTTCTCAATTCTCTTGATGAGTTGGCACAAGCGATCAATGATGATCCACAATTTTATCTAACAATGGGAACAAACCTAACAAACCACCAAAATGATACAACTATGATTCACGGTATTGTTGACACTGCTCTTCTTGCAACAACAGGAGATGTTAATACAGCAGCAACAGGAGCAGCAGTAGCACTAGCAGCACACGAAGCAGATACAACAAATGTTCACGGAATTGCTGACACATCATTGCTACTAACTACAGCACATGAATCAGACACAACAAACATTCATGGAATTGCAGATACTTCACTTCTAGCAACTACAGCAAATGTTGCAACTGCCTTATCTTCTGCTAGTTCAGCACTTACAGCACACGAAGCAGACACAACAAATGTTCACGGCATTGCAGATACTTCAGTTCTAGCAACTGTTACAAATGTATCAACCGCTAAGTCAGAAGCAATTGCAGATGCTGCAACAGCAGCAGATGGCAAGGTATCAACACATAATTCAGACACAACAGATGTTCACGGTATTGGAGATACATCACTTCTAGCAACAACTTCAGACATTACAGCACATAACCTAGAAACAGAAAATGTTCACGGAATTGCTGATACATCTGTTCTTGTAACACAGACACAACTTACAGATGCAGTTAACGGAGCAGTTGTAGACCAATCAACACTTGCTGGTGTTGGAATTGACTGGAATGCAACTTCAGAAGCATTTGATATTGATTCAACTGTAGCAACCAAGACATATGCAGATGATGCAGTTTCAACACACAACTCTGACACAACAAATGTCCATGGTATTGCAGACACATCACTTCTTGCAACAACTGCAGATGTGGCAGCAGTTACAAAAACCACACTAGGACTTGGAAATGTTGACAATACATCAGATGCTGACAAGCCAGTTTCAACAGCAACTGTAACAGCAATCGCAACAGCAAAGTCTGAAGCAATTGCAGAAGTAACAGCAGTTATTGATGGTGCACCAAACGCACTTAACACCCTTAACGAACTTGCTGCAGCACTTGGCGATGACGCTAACTTTGCTTCAACAGTTACAGCATCACTTGCAGCAAAGGTAGATTCATACACACCAATTACACAAAAGACAGCATCTTATACTCTATCAACGCTAGATCACAGAGATGATTTAATTGAAATGAATTCAGCATCAGCACTTACATTAACAATTCCGCTAAATTCATCAATTGCTTACCCAGTAGGAACATCTTTAGATATTCTTCAAACTGGTGCAGGTCAAGTAACGATTGCTGGAGCAGCAGGAGTTACCGTAAATGCAACACCAGGTCTTAAGTTGAGAACTCAGTGGTCATCTGCAACTCTTTTCAAGAGAGCAGAAAACACATGGGTTGTCTACGGCGATTTGACAGCGTAATACAAAATTCAATAAGAAATTAGGAGATACAAATGGCAGCAGGTAAGAAGATAGGTAAAAAGTCCCAAGCGTCAAATGACTTTTTGGAGCCTTTAGCACCAACAGGTGTTTCAGCAGCAAATGTAGGAACAGGAAGAGCATTTAATAATGGTGCAGCCACTGTTTCTTTTTCTTTACCAGCACTTTCTCCTGCTGCCACATCTTTTACAGTAACAGCAAGCACAGGACAGACAGCAACTGGAGCATCATCTCCATTAACTGTAACTGGAATTGCTTCGTCAGCAACACCAACATTTACAGTAACAGCGACTAACGCTGCAGGAACTTCTGCTGCATCTGCTGCATCTGCTGCAATAACTATTACAACAGTACCAGCAACTCCTTCAGCACCAGTTGCTACAGCAGGAGTAGATCAGGATACAGTTACTTGGACAGCACCAGCAAATGGTGGATCTGCGATAACTAGTTATACCTGGGCATCATCAGATGGAAAGGGAGCCACAACAGCAGGAACTTCGGCATCACCTACCCAAGAAGCAAATACAGCACAGACATATACAGTTTATGCAACAAACGCTAATGGTAACTCTGCAGTGTCACCAGCATCTAATAACGTAACTACTATTGCTCCGTTCTTCCCATTCTTCCCATTCTTCCCTCCATTTTTCCCACCATTCTTTCCGTTCTTCCCATTCTTCCCCCCATTCTTCCCACCGTTCTTCCCGTTCTTCCCACCATTCTTCCCACCATTCTTCCCGTTCTTCCCACCGTTCTTCCCACCATTCTTCCCATTCTTCCCACCATTCTTCCCATTCTTCCCGTTCTTCCCATTCTTCCCACCGTTCTTCCCATTCTTCCCGTTCTTCCCACCGTTCTTCCCACCAACCTTCTCTAGCAGTGGTTGTTCAGGATGTATCAGAAGTTATTGCTGGCAAGCATGTCCTGGTTGCTGCGGTAGTTGTGGATGCTAATAAATATGTTATACTATACTAAAGGAGATCTAAACTATGTACGCAATAATTGTTAAAGATACTGAAGATACCTATGATGTAATCTCAGCACTTAGAACTACGGAGGAAGTAAGAGCCTCTCTTGATTCTGAGTGGGATAAAGGTCTTCCTGTAGTTGGTATGAACATAACAGACCATAAGGCAACAGCCACAAAAGGCTCAACATGGAATGGGACATCATTTGATGGAACTGCAAACGAAGGCTTTTTAGCACTATCACAAGCAGAAAAAGACTCATACAAGCAGTATGCCTTCCTGTGTGAAAACAAGATTATTCACAGAATGAGTATTGACTCTGATAATGAGAAGGCAGAACTTTATGATGCAGCCTTTTCTGGCGAAGTTTTCTTGGTAAAGTGTGCTTTTGCAGTTAATGGAACAAAGGTTTCATACAATCAAGTAACCAGAGAAATCTCACCAGTTTAATAAAAAATATCTAGACAATTGTTTTGTGATATAATATAATCACAACTAAAACAAAGGAATAGGGAAATAATTTATGACAACTTATGATGAAAATGAGACCCCTTGGTTTACTAAGGATAGATCAGAAACTGCAGTAAACAGATATCCATCAAGAACTATTGAAAACAATGTTTTAGTTGAAAACCCAGCATTAGGAATCAATCTATATAGAAACGTATTTTCAAAAGAAGACTCTGAAAGATACATAAAGATTCTAGAGTCAAATCTTGGCGGGAATGGTAAATATAAATGGTCAGAAGCAAAAGTAACTAATTCTGATGTTCCAATTAAGAAGGCCAGAGATGCAGTAGACTTTAGATTTAAGCAAGAAAACTTAGGGCCAAGAGATGAACATAATTCTGAACTTATTGATCTTCATGAAGAAATTTATCAAAAGTTAAAGTTGTGCGTTGATGATTATGCTAGATATTGGGGTATCAATGTTGTATATTATGAGGCATTTAACTTTGTAAAATACGAAGGACAAGGAACTCACTTTAACATACACGCAGACCACGGCCCAATGTACAACTGTACAGTGTCTGCTGTTATCTACATTAATGAAGACTATGAGGGTGGCGAAATTAGATTTCCAAGAATGGACAACTACACACATGCTCCAAAAATAGGAGATATTGTTCTCTGCCCATCAAACTATATCTATGAACATGCTTCATTGCCTATGAAAGAGGGAACAAAGTATTGTGTTGTCGTAATGACAGACATTAATGAACTAGGACACAAGTAGTGTCTTTAATCGCCAAGTTTAGATCCTTCAGGCCCTGGTTAGATAAAGAAAACATTTCTACACCAGTCCCAACACAAAAAGAAATGCCAGATTGGTATAAAGACGCAGACAGATTTGCTAAAATGCCAAACGGAGAATACTACAAAGCACCAAAAGAGGTTTGTCCATTTCCTAAAGAAGGCACAACAGATGATTATGGGAAGATACCTACATGGAAAGCATGTCCTGCAATTATGGATGCGTTTGCAACTGGATATGTATTTAAAACTCCTTGTGACCTAACATTTGCTAAAAATTCTCAGGGTATAATTAATGTCACAATTGATGACCCCAAGTATAAAGACTTTTGTACACAAAGACCACCAATGCCACAGTTCGAACATCCTAAAGGGTATTACCAATACCATTTTGCATGGAGTTCACCATGGGGTCTAGAGTTACCAGAAGGATATAGCGCATTATTTATGACACCAATGAATAGGTTTGATCTTCCGTTTATGAACACAACTGGAGTTGTAGACTCTGACAAAGTTCATCTTCTTGGAAGTTTCCCATTTTTTATAGCAGAAGGCTGGGAAGGAACGCTTCCTGCTGGAACCCCATACATGCAGGTACTTCCATTTAAAAGAGAAAACTGGGAACACGAGATAGAGATTTTAGGACAGTCTGAGATATATGGTAAAATGGTAGATAACGCAAAATTCTATCGGCAACCTGATGGAGGAGTGTACATTAAAAAAGTTTGGTCCCGCAGAGAATATAAATAAGGAGAATACAATGCAGACATGGACAGAAAAAGAAGATCTTGGCAATGGAATTATTTGCTATAGAGGCGTAATTAAAAAAGAGTTTGATGTAATAAACAGACTTGAGGCCAATCTAGGATCAGTTGCTGGATATGGAGAGTTGTCAGCAGAAGGAAAAAGATACCACTGGATGCCAGCATACGTAGGATATCAACAACTTATGCCAGACTATAGGGACTGCGTTGACTTTAAGTTTAAGAAAACAGATATAGAATTAGATAAAAGCCAAGACTCACTAAATCTTCAAGCATTATGGCAAGACATCTATGACGCACAGTTTGCAGCAGTAGAAGATTACAGAAGAGACTACAACATCATGCCACTTAAATATTGGGAGGCATTTAATTTTATTAAGTATGGCCCAGGCCAACACTTTAAAGAGCATCACGATCATGGATATTCTTACAACTGCACTCTTTCTTTGGTCGCATATGTAAATGATGATTATGATGGTGGAGAACTATTCTTTAGATTGCAGGGTTTAAATATTAAGCCAAAGGCTGGGGATCTTTATGTATTCCCATCTAACTTTATGTACCCTCATCAAGCAATGCCAGTACACTCTGGTACAAAGTATTCAATCGTTACTATGCTAGATTACAGCAAAAAGTATCATACACCAGACATGTATGATTCAAAATGGGATCAAGAGTAATGCTAAATATTTCAGTAGAAAAAATGCAAGGTAGTAACTTTGAGATTAGTCCAATGTCAATTAAAAGAGATTGGATGGACGAAACCTCAGACAATCATGCATATAGATGTTTTCCAGTAACACAGGCAAATGTCATTGGATGGAACCTTTCTTGCACAGAAGATATTGAGTTTGAGTGGGACGGAATAACTGATCAAACAGATCAACATGTAACAATATTTAGTCCGACAGGCTCTTATGCTGGAAGAGGACAGGCCTCCATAAGTTTAAACACTAGTTTGGTTTTTAGAACAGATCCCAACATTAGCATTTGGACAATTAATCCAGTAAATTATTTTAGCGAAGACTTTGAAACTTTGTCTAACTTAGTTAGCACATCTTTTTATCCTAATCCACTTCCATTAGCAATTAAAGCAAGAAAAGCAAATCAAAGAGTGGTCATAAAAGCAGGAACTCCAATAGCAACTATTATTCCGATATCTCTAACAAATCTAAATAACACAACCATAGAACTTGTTGAGTATAAGGATGAAGACAGATCAAAAGAAAATGCAAATAGGGCCTATGGTGAAGCAGCACAAGAAGTTAATAAATCTGGACAATGGACAGACTGGTATAGAGATGCTGTTAATGAAAAGGGAGAAAGTCTAGGCTCTCATGAAGTAAAAGCATTAAAACTTTCAGTTAAAAATAATATGAATGGTGATACAATATGAACATGGACGAATATAAGGTAGTACAAAGAAAGCCATCAATCACACCCTCTGGCTGGTTCGGTGATGGCAAAGAAATGATCGTTGAGTTAGAAAACTTTATGACAGAACAAGAAATAGAGTTTTTAGAAAAGGCTGCAAAGTCATTGACGATTTGGGATGTTACTGAAAGCCATGTAAATGAAAATGGAACAGTCGTTTATGATTCAGACTACTGGAAAGATAGGGTTGCAACTAGTCCTACATTAGATAAAAACGATCCATCAATTGCACCAATAATTGCAGGACTGTTTGAAAGACTAAAGCCAATCGTCGAAGAGTTTTATAAGGTAAAGGTTACTCCTACTGGAACAACTATCGTTAGATGGCTTCCAGGGCAGTTTCAGAAGCCTCACGCAGACAAAGAACTGCATGAAGGTCCAGATGCAGGACTTCCAAATGATTTTCCAAATTACGACCTTTCAAGCCTTTTCTATTTAAACGAAGACTATGAAGGCGGAGAGTTATACTTTCCAAATCAGGGTGTTCAGTTTAAGCCAAAGAAGGGTGCTGCTTATTTTTTCCCAGGGGATATGAATTATATTCACGGAGTAACAGAAATTAAGAGTGGTATTAGATACACCTGTCCATTCTTTTGGGAAATTACAGAGCATACAGGAGACAGAAAGCCATGACAGAGCCTCTCAATGTAATTGAAGTATACCCAAAGATTTTTGTATATAAAGGTCTTTTTAAAGACATTCATAAGACCTATAGTCTTTTGAAGGAGTCACAAGGAGAAGAAGATGGACTATTTAGTCCATGGTCACCATGGTCAAGGTTTGGCGAATACATTAATCCAATTTTTAGAACATATCATGATAATTTAAAAATAGATCATGTTGAAAAAGTAGCAACCTCAACAGAAAAACAAGAAGAGCACAAGCAAGTTCTTTTAGAAATTCTTAATAATTTTATGATAGCAACAAAAGACTATATTGCAAAGAACAATGTTGATTTTGATGAAAACAGACTTATCCCAGACATCAAAGATGAAAGAGGGAACGATGTTAAGGAGTGGGAATACACAGGACCATCTATAGCAAGATATAAGATAGACATTGAAGACCCACTAGCAATGACATACCACACAGACTATATAAGAGAGCCAATAGTAAGCCCAGGACATAAGTTTGCAATTACTGCTTTAACATACTTTAACGATGACTATGAGGGTGGAGAAATTGACTTTATAGCAAATGGTGAGGCATATATGTATAAGCCAGAGGCTGGAGATCTTCTTGTTTTCCCATCAGGACATCCAGAATTTTTGATGTCTGAAGAGTCTATCTATCTTCATGGAGTTATGCCTGTAAATCACAATTCGAAGTACCTTTCAAGAATGTACTGGACAAAGTACTCTGTCGGTGCCCCAGAGTGGTTTGAAAATGAAGAAAAGTTTGGTAAAGAAAAGTGGCAAGAAATGCAACAAGATATTATGCAAAAGTTTAGAGATGACAATCCAAACAGAAATAATGCTGACAAAGAAAGAAGGATAAAATGAACCTAGATAACAAAAAAAGAATAACAAAGGATATTGTTGTTTATGAAAACTTTATTGATGCAGACACTGCTGCTAAACTTGTAAAGGTTTTAGATAAGCATGCAGAACTTGGATTAATTACATGGATGCCAATATCATTCTATGAGTCTTATTCTTCAGTATTGCCACAAGACAATGATGAGCATGTAGAGAATGAGAAACTGCCAAGCGATATATTCTCACAAATTAAGCAAGGAATTATTGATGCTGTTGCAAGTGTTCACGATCTTGATCCAAAAATAATTTCTCAAATTGGGTACCACACACAGAAGTGGGAACCAGGAGCCTATGCAAGAAAGCATTCTGACAACACAGACGAGCATGGCCACTCTGGTGCTTTTACAAGAAGTAGATATGCAGCATTTTTATATTTGAACGATGACTTCGAAGGTGGCATGTTGCAGTTCCCAGATCAAGAGATAAGCCTTCAACCTAAAGTTGGAATGCTTGCTGCATTTGACGGGGGATTTAACAATATGCACGAAGTAACTCTTATAACCAGTGGGGTTAGATATACCATCGGCTCATTCTGGGATGATAGAGAAGAGTCTGATTACCCTCAAGAACTAAGAGATGCCTGGGCTGCAGAAATGAAAGAGACCAGAGCAAAGCAAGAAATTGAAAGAGCAGAATGGCAAGAGTTGCTAAAGCAGGGATGGAAACTTGATGCTGACGGAAACAAGTATAAGGTTGAGGATCTATAAATGGAAGTATTTTTAAAAAAAGAGTTTGACGATGCTGGCTATAGTACTGAAGTCTTTCATGATCATGTTTTGTTTGTAAAAGATTTTTTGCAACCAGAAGAACTAGAAACTATTTTAGAAATAATTGATACCACCCCTAACGAAGACTGGGCTATAGAGTATACAAAAAATCTTGCTAGATTCTGTATGGAAAAGTTTGGCAGAGATGATGTAGATAACCTGGTCGCAGAAGGTAAATTTGAAATTACCCAAGGCTGGGAAGATAAGAATCTAAATATTACAACTAAACAAATAAGCACAACTCTTCAAGGTAGACTGGGGAAACTACTAGAACTAGCAGACCCATCTTTAGAACTTGCTGGATTTGGAACACTTCAAAGAATGCAGGCTGGTGTTGAGTTAAAGGCTCATACAGACCAACACACAGATCCATCCATTAGATATGCTGCTATACTATACATTAATGATGACTATAAGGATGGAACTTTGTTCTTTAAGAATAAGGAAGATTCAGACTTAAGGCCAAAACCAGGAACATTGCTTATTTTCCCAGGAAACGAAGAATATGAGCATGGAGTAAGGTTTGTAGGAGAAGGACCCATAAGATATGTTACCGTAGGATTTATGAAAGTAACAGGTTTTTATGAGAAAAATAAATACTAAGGAGATATAAAATGGACAGAGAAATACTTGAAGAAAAGGTTTATTATTACACAAACGTAATAGAAGACCCTAAGAAACTTGTTGATGCAATTGAGAACGACAACAAGGATGAATGGGGCGAGTGGATGGCATGTAGTGGCCAGCACTATGTCTATGGAACAGATAAAACTATTGCATTAACTGCAGAGGCTGATGAAAAAGATAAGTACATCTACAATACTTTACAAAAGGCGTTTGATGATGTTGCAAGAGATTACGCAAAGGCTCAAGGTATCACGGATGAACCAAAACTGTTTCCTCAGTATCCAATCAAGAAGTATCAGGCAGGAACATACATGGGTGCTCACTTTGATCAGCAAGAGGGAGATGAGAGACTAAAGGTTTCTTTCGTAATGTATCTTAACGATGATTATGAAGGCGGAGAACTATCTTTCACTATTGCTTCCCCAGACGGTGTTTTGCAACACTCAAGCCCAGAAGCAGATTTTGAAGAAGCAAAGCACAATGGAAACTATACTTTTGCTATTAAGCCAAAGGCTGGAAGCATTATTGTATTCCCACCATCACCACCATATCATCACACTGCCCACCTAGTTAAAAGCGGTGAAAAGATTATGGTTCCTCAACACTGGATTCACTAGTATGACTCAGGGGTATCAAAATTTTAGTGATCAAGAACAGTTTGTTTTAAATTTACTTGATAACAAAAAAGAGGGATACTATGTTGAGTTAGGTGCTGCTCATTCAAAAAATGGAAGCAATACTTACAGACTTGAGAATGAGTTTGACTGGAAGGGCGTTTCTTTTGAAATTGTTCCAGAACTACATAAAGAGGTATCTGAAAATAGGAAAAATCCTTGTATTCTTGGGGATGCCACAAAGTTTGATTATATAAAATACTTTGAGGAAAACAATTTTCCAAATCAAATAGACTATCTTCAGGTAGACATTGATGCTGGATATCAAACAGACGGACGACCTGCTGGAAATCACTATACAACTCTACACGGACTAATTGCCGTGCCACTAAATAAGTATAGGTTTACAGTTATCACTTTTGAGCACGACTCAAACATGTACTGGAGAAATACAGCGATGCGTGATGCACAAAGAGAAATCCTTGACTCATTGGGCTATTCTTTAGTTGTTAGGCAAATACATGAAGACTGGTGGGTAGATCCAACAGCAATTGGCTTAGAAAAATATAGAGAGTACTTTAAATGGGACACACTATAAATAATAAAACAGCAATTGTCACAGGAGCAAGCAAAGGTGTTGGTTATGCAACAGTAAAACTTTTATCTGAAAACGGCTATAGAGTTATTGCTGTTTCAAGAGATCTTTCTAAAGTTTCAGACTTAGTTGGGGACAATGTAGAAGTTTATCAAATGGATATCACAAATGCCAACGAACTAAAAAAGTTTTATGATCAATATAAAGACATAACTCTAGATCTGCTGGTAAACAATGCAGGAGGAGGTGCTGGACCAACCAGCATTATTAATGAAACAATGGATAACTTTAGAAGAGCCTATGATATAAATGTCTCTGGCCCAATGTATCTTTCTCAACTTTTTGTTCCATGTATGAAAAAGTCAGAGTCCGCAACAATAATTTTTGTTAGTTCTCTTGGTGGAAAGTATCCATACAGATCTGGAGGAAATTACACAAATGCTAAAAGAGGAATGATGGCTCTTGTAGATACCATGAGACTAGAATTTCCAGAGTACGGTATTAAAGTTACTGAAATTTGTCCAGGTACAATTGACACACAAGAAGAAAAAAGAGAGATTGCAATAACTGCTGAAGATATGGCTGAGTCTATAAGATGGGTAGCAAGTTTACCTAAACATGTTAACATAAATCATATAGAGATAAATCACATACTTAGTGGTAAATAATTACTAACTCTCAACCTCTTATTTAGGGGAGAGTTTTGCTTTTTTGAAAACTCTGCTATACTTAACACTTAATCCGTTTTTGAAAGGACGATACATATTATGTCAGATTTTTTTAGTTTTAAACTTCCAGAGGACTTCGTAGAAAAGTACAAGAGCCAAGAAAGCCCATTTGGGTTTAAGGATGCAGCAGAAAACTCACTTGGAGAAATTACTTTTATTCGTACATATTCTCGAATGAAGGAAGATGGAACTAAGGAAAGATGGCATGAAGTTTGTCGTCGAGTAATCGAGGGTATGTATTCAGTACAAAAGAATCATGCCAAAGAAAACCGTTTGCCATGGAATGACTACAAGGCTCAGAAGTCAGCACAAGAAGCATTCCAAAGAATGTTTGAACTAAAGTGGACACCACCAGGGCGAGGCATGTGGGCATTTGGAACTCCTATGACTATGGAGAAGAAGAACTCGGCAGCACTACAAAACTGTGCAATGGTATCTACAAAGGACCTTGACAAAAATGATCCAGGAGCACTATTTGCTTGGGTTATGGATGCTCTGATGCTTGGCATTGGTGTAGGGTTTGATACAGTGGGACAGGATAAGAATTTTTCAATCTATGCCCCAACAGAACCAGAACAGGTGTTCGAAATTCCAGACACTCGTGAAGGTTGGGTAGAGTCAGTCAGACTTCTAATCAACTCATATTTGAGAGC